AGACTACGGCGAAGACTCCGACTTCTTCCGCGTCCGTGTCCGCGGCATGTTCCCGAGGGCGTCCGACTTGCAGCTGATACCGACTGACTGGGTGGCTGAGGCCATGCGGCGCGAGGCTGTGTGCGGCCTCACTGACGCGCTTGTCTGCGGCATCGACATTGCCCGCGGCGGCGCTGACAACAACGTCATTCGTTTCCGGCGTGGCCTTGACGCTCGATCGATTGAGCCGATCCGCATCCCTGGCAGTGAGACGCGCGACACGACGTTGTTCATCGCGCGAGTGTGTACGGCGGTGCAGGACCACAAGCCCGACGCTGTATTCGTCGACTCGACCGGTGTTGGCGGGCCTGTGGCTGACCAGCTGCGGCGCCTTATGCCTGGAATCCCGATCATTGACGTCAACTTCGCCAGCGCGGCACCTGACGGCCACTACGCGAATATGCGGACGTACATCTGGTGGAAGTTGCGCGAGGCGTTGCGTGCCGGCCTGGCAATCGAGGAAGACCCAGACCTTGAGGCTGAGTTGACCTCGCCGGAGTACACGCACAACCAGCGTGACCAGATCGCCCTGGAGAAGAAGGCGGACATCAAGAAGCGCCTCGGGATCAGCCCTGACGACGCCGACGCCCTGGCCCTGACCTTCACATTCCCCGTCCAGAAATCCCAACACACGCACGAGCAGGGCACGGCTCTGCTCAGCGACTACGACCCGTTTGCGAGGTAGAAACAATGTGCGGCAGCTCGCTCAAGAAGATCGTCAAAGTGGCCACGCTCGGCCTCGTTGATATGGAAACACCCAAGCCGCCGAGCGCCCCAGATGCACCAACCCAGAGCACGCCTACTGCGGTCGACCCTGGCGTCACGCAGGCGCGCGAGGACGAGCGGCGCCGCAGGGCTGCAGCAGCAGGCGCAGGCAGCACGATCCTGACTGGCGCAGGTGGGCTAAACACAACAGCCCAGACCGGGCAGAAAACGCTCCTGGGGGCATGATATGGCTGATTCGTTGCGTCAACGCCTGGATCGCCGCATGTCTCAGCTCAAAACCGAGCGTGACCGTGGCTGGCTCTCGCTGTGGCGCGACATCAGCGACTACATCGCGCCAGATATGGGCCGCTGGAATCTGAGCGACGCCAACGAGGGCAAGCGCAGGGACCAGCGGATCATCAACAGCACGTCGCGTGCGGCGCTGAAGATCCTGGCATCTGGCATGTTCTCCGGCATGACCAGCCCATCTCGGCCGTGGTTCAAGCTGGCCACGCCTGATGCTGCGCTGATGGAGTTCGGGCCGGTCAAGTCCTGGTTGCACCAGGCCGAGCGCGTCATGCAGGACGTGTTCGCGCGCTCCAATCTGTACAACGTGCTGCCTACTCTCTACGGCGAACTGGGCGGTTTTGGCATCGGCGCCATTGCCTGCATGCCGGACGATGACGAGTTCGTGAGGTTCTACAACTTCACGGCAGGCAGCTACATGGCCGCTACCAGTTCGCGGCAACAGGTGGACACGCTCTACCGCGAGTTCCGCATGACGGCGCGCCAGATGGAGCAGCAGTTCGGGCGCGACGCGATGAGTCAGGCCGCGCAGAGCCTGCTCAGCAGCAACCCGGATGCGTGGATTGACGTCTGCCACGCAGTCGAGCCGAACGATAAGCGTGATTCTGGCAGGCCAGACAACCGCAATATGCCGTTCAGGTCCGTGTATTGGGAGAAGGGCGGGGATTCAGACGCGCTGCTGCGGCAGTCCGGATTCCAGACCTCGCCGATCATGGTGCCGCGCTGGGATGTAAACGGTGAGAACGTCTACGGCCACGGTCCAGGCTCAGTGGCGCTCGGTGATACCAAGGCACTGCAGCTGATGGAGAAGCGCAAGGCGCAGATGCTCGAGAAGCTGGTAAACCCGCCAATGGGTGCTCCTGCTTCACTGCGCGGCCAGCGTGCGTCGATCCTGCCAGGCGACATCACATACCTGGACATGACGAACGTCGGCCAGCAGTTCGCGCCGCTGCATGAGATCAACCCGTCGGCTTATACGGCATTGCGCGGCGAGATCGAGGCACACGAGGAGCGGATCAACTCGGCCTTCTTCGTCGACCTGTTCCTGATGATCAGTTCGATGGATGACGTCCGCACTGCGACAGAGATCGCGGCGCGCAAGGAAGAGAAGATGCTGATGCTCGGCCCCGTGCTCGAGCGGATGAACGACGAGCTGCTCGACCCACTGATCGATCGGGTGTTCAACCTAATGATCGAGCAATCGTCACCGCGCTGGTCTGGCCTGCTGCCTGGCAAACCTCTGCTCCCTCCGCCTCCGCAAGAGCTGTCGGGCATGGATCTGAACGTCGAGTACGTTTCGATCCTCGCTCAGGCGCAGAAGGCGCTAGGGGTCGCTGGCATCGAGCGCGTGGTGGGCTTCGCTGGGAACCTGGCTGGCATCTACCCGGACATCGTCGACAAGCTCAACCTCGACCAGGCTGTAGACGAGTACGCCGGGATGTCCGGTGTGCCGCCGACGATCATCCGCTCAGACGATGAGGTTGGCCAGATTCGCAAGGCCCGCGCCGATGCGGCTCAGGCCGAGGCCATGAACCAGCAGATGCTGGCCGGCATCCAGGGCGCCAAGCTGCTCTCTGAAACCGACGTATCAAACGACAACGCACTGACCGCACTGGTAGGCCAATGACCAACGCAAGCGATGAGCGCTCCCTGAAGAAGGCTGAGCGCGAGGAGCGGCTGGCCCGCGAAACCCTCGAGGCCGACTTTCGCTGGCTGATGGACGACCCGCGAGGGCGCCGCATCGTCTGGCGCCTGATGGCCAGGTGCAAGGTGTTCGAGCCCGTCTTCAACACGCATGGCGGAGTGATGAACTTCAACGAGGGCCGGAGAGATACCGGCCTTTTTCTTTTGGGCGAGATCGACCGGCTGTGCCCTGCGAAATTCGCAGTGATGGCAGCAGAGAACGCCCGCCAACCCGAGGAAACGGAAACCAATGACTGACTCGACTCAAGCAAGCGCTCCGGAAGCCACCACCAGCGCAGCGGCAGACGTTCAGTCCGGAGCCACTGTTGAAGCCCCTGAGCAGGCCCCGGCGACCCCGGAAACGCCAGCACCGGAGAAAACAGATGGCGACGGCCAGCCCCAAGTGGCACCTGATGATTACGCCGACTTCAAGCTCGCCGACGGCGCAGAGCTCGATGCGGAAGTGCTGACCAGCTTCAAGGGCATCGCCAAGGAGCTGGGTATCTCGCAAGAGGCAGCACAGAAGCTGATCAACCTGCAGGGCCAGCTCGATTCGAAGCGTATGCAGGCGCTTGAGGCGGCTCAGGCCGAACAGTCGCAGCGCTGGGCCGACGCCGTGAAAGCGGACAAGGAGCTTGGTGGCGAGAACTACGACAAGACCGTAGAGACCGCCGTCAAGGCCGTGGAGAAATTCGGAAGCCCTGAACTGCGCGCCCTACTGAACGAAACCGGAATCGGCAACCACCCCGAACTGGTGAAGTTCTGTCATCGCATTGGCAAAGCACTGTCCGAAGACAGTCTCGTGATGGGCGGCGATCAAAAGCCCGGCGCCCGTACCGCTGACGTGCTCTTCGGCGACATCAACTGAGTTGAGGACTGACACATGGCAACCCTGAATACCACCAACCCCACGCTGGCGGACCTCGCCAAGCGCAAAGACCCCGATGGCAAGATCGCCAAGATCATCGAGCTGCTGAACGGCACAAACGAGATTCTGGACGATATGCCCTGGATCGAAGCCAACGACGGCACCGGCCACAAGACCACGATCCGCTCCGGCCTGCCGAAAGGTACCTGGCGCAAGCTGAACTACGGCGTGCAACCCGAAAAGTCGACCACCGTACAGGTGCGCGACGGTACCGGCATGCTGGAGACCTACGCCCAGGTCGATAAGAAGCTCGTGCAGCTGTCGAAGGACAAAGCCGGCTTCATGCTCTCCGAGCACAAGGCGTTCCTCGAGGGCCTGAACCAGAACATGGCCACCCAGCTGATCTACGGCGACGCCTCGCTGAATCCGGAGCGCATTACCGGCCTCGCACCGCGCTTCAACAGCAAGAGCGCCGAGAACGGCCAGAACATCATCGATGCCGGCGGAACAGGCTCGAATAACACCTCGATCTGGCTGTGCTGCTGGGACGAGACCACCATCCATGGCATCTACCCGGAAGGCACCGTTGGCGGTCTGCAGGTTGGCGCGAACAAGGAGGAGACTCTTTCGGATGCCGCTGGCGGCATGTACGAGGGCATCCGTACCCACTACGAGTGGAACGCTGGCCTCACCCTGCGCGATTGGCGCTATGTGGTGCGCATCGCCAACATCGATGTCACCGCGCTGACCAAGAACGCTTCGGCCGGTGCTGACCTGATCGACCTGATGGTCCAGGCCATCGAGCTGCTGCCGAACGCCCGCGTCGGCCGGCCGGTCTTCTACGGCAACCGCACCGTCCGCAGCTTCCTGCGCCGGCAGATCGCCAACAAGTCCAACGTCTGGCTGAACATGGAAGAGGTTGCAGGCCGCAAGGTCATGACCTTCGACAGCGTTCCGTTCAAGCGCGTTGACGCCATCCTCAACACCGAGGCTCGCGTGGTTTAAGCCGCGCAGCCTCTGACATAGGAGAGATCCAAATGGCGATCATCGATCGTTTCCTCCAGGTCTCCGCTGCCCAGGCGGTTACCGCTTCTGCTGCATCGACTGACGTGATCGACGCAGGCGCAACCAAGAACGCCAGTATCGGGCGCGACATCGGTGCTGGCACTCCGCTGGTGATGGAGTTCGACGTGCTGACCGCGCCGACTGCAGCAGGCGCCGCAACCGTGACCTTCTCGGTTCAGGACTCGGCCGACAACAGCTCCTTCGCTGATGTCGTGGCCACTAAGGCCGTGCCGATTGCGGAGCTTACTGCCGGCAAGCAGGTATTCCTGCCGCTACCGCCCGGCCTGCGTCGGTACGTGCGCGCCTACTACACCATCGGCACCGGCCCGCTTACCGCGGGCGCCTTCAACGCCCAGGTTGTAGACGGCGCCAACTTCCAGCGTGCCTATCCGGACCTGCTGTAAGGAGGTAGCCGATGCGAGTCAAGGCAACAGCAGTGGGCTTCTACGGGAGCCTGCGTGAGGTCGGCGAAGAGTTCGACATCAAGGGCAAGGACGACCTCGGCGCGTGGATGGTCGAAGTCGAAAAGCCCGAACGGGCAAAGCCAGGCCACAAGCCGGCCGCCAAGCCTGAAGAGTCCGGCAACCTGCCTGACGCGTAACACCAAGGGGCCTCCGGGCCCCTACTCATTTCCGGAGATCGCATGGCCAGTGTCGTTCAAATCTGCAACATGGCGCTCACCCGCATCGGGCAGAACCAGTTCATCGACTCGATCGACGAGCAGAGCAAGGCGGCCGAGCTGTGCGCGCTCCACTACGAGCAGTGCCGCGACGAGGTGCTGCAGGCGCTCCCTTGGCCCTTTGCCGAGGCTCGTGTTGCGCTGGCTGATATCGGCTCGCCACCGCAGAGCTGGGCGTTTCGCTACCGCTACCCGGTCAACTGCCTGCAGGCGCGCCGTATCAGCGTGCCAGGGCTCGAGATGCCCACTGCAGAGCAACGCGTGCCGTTCAAGGTCGTGAACGCGGCCGGCGGCCGGGCCATTCTGAGCAATCAGGAGCAGGCCGAGCTGGTCTACACGGTGCGCGTCGAGGATACGACCTACTTTCCGCAGATGTTCGTCAATGCGCTGGCGTGGCGCCTTGCTGCCGAGCTCGCTATGGGGCTGCAGGCCAGGCCAGAGAACTACTCGTCTGCGATGCAGAACTACCAGATGACCATTAGCCAGGCCCAGGCGCTCGCCTTTGAAGAAAGCGAGGAGGGCCCGGTTCCAGAATCCGAGTTCATACAGGCGCGCAACTGATGGGCAACAGCATCATTCAGCCGTCGTTCGCTGCGGGCGAACTGGCGCCGTCACTCTACGCGCGCGTCGATCTGGCCAGATACCAGACCGGCCTGCGTCTGTGCTCGAATTTCTTTGTGATGCCTTACGGCGGCGTCAAGAATCGCCCAGGAACCCGATTCATCTACGAGGCCAAGGGCAGCGGGAAGGCCCGCCTGATCCCGTTCCAGTTCAATGATGAGCAGACCTATGTCCTAGAGTTCGGCGACCTCTACATGCGCGTCTACAAGGACGGCGGCATCGTAGAGTCCAGCCCTGGCGTGCCGTATGAGATCGTCACGCCGTTTACCGAGGCGCAACTGTTCGACCTGAACTACACGCAGTCGGCTGATGTGATGACGATTGTTCACCCGTCGCATGCGCCGCGCGAGCTGTCGCGCTTAGATCACGACAACTGGACGCTGGCGGCGATCAGTTTTGTGCCGAGCATCAATGCGCCGACAGGCCTTTCTGCCGCCGCGCGCTCTGGAGGCTCTGGCGATACGACGACCTTCCGCTACGTAATCACTGCCGTATCGGATAGCGAGGTTCCCGAAGAAAGTCTGCCGTCAGCTGCAGCCAGCGTGGCCAGCTGGGATAGCAAGCCCGGCGCCGTGCTTAGCTGGTCTGCGGTCACTGGCGCCGACTATTACAACGTCTACAAGGACAACAACGGTTCCGGCATTTACGGCTTCATCGGCCGCGCGGACAGTGTTGCATTCACCGACAACAACATTTCGCCGACCAAGACAGACACCCCGCCGACTGGAAACAACCCGTTCGTTGGCGCTGGCAACTACCCCGGAGCCGTCGGCTACTACCAGCAGCGCCTGTGCTTCGCCGGAAGCAATCTGAAGCCACAGACCATCTGGATGAGCAAGACTGGAAACTTCAAGAACTTCGGCTATGCGACGCCGGTCAAGGACGACGACTCGATCACCCTGACCATCGCCGCGCGCCAGGTTCATCGCTTCCGCCATCTGCTCCCGCTTCGGCAGCTGCTCGGGCTGACAACTGGCGGTGAGTGGGTAATCGCAGGCGATGACGCCGGCATCACGCCGAAGAACGTCAAGGCGGACATCCAGAGCTACAACGGCATCTCCAAGATTCCGCCGATCGTCATCAACGACAGTGCGATCTACGTGCAGCAACGCGGCAATGCCGTGTCCTCGCTGGCCTACACCTTCGAAAGCGACGGGTTCTCCGGCGACGACCTGACCAAGTTCTCGCCGCACTTCTTCCGCGGGCATACGCTGGTCGACTGGACGTACCAGCAGGTGCCTGACCGCCTCGTCTGGGCGGTGCGTGATGATGGCGCGATGCTTGGAATGACGTTCCTGCCAGAGGAGCAGCTGCTGGCCTGGCATCAGCATCACACCGATGGCGCTGTAGAGTCGGTGTGCGGCATTGCAGAGGGCGGAGAGGACGCTCTTTACTTGCTAGTCAACCGCACGATCAATGGCGCCACGAAGCGCTATATCGAGCGACTAGAGACGCGCCAGATCGAGGATATCGAAGACGCGTTCTTTGTCGACTGCGGGCTGACCTATGACGGCCGAAACCATGCCGCCAACGAGACACTGACACTCAGCGGCGGAACGGACTGGAAGTATCCAGAGGAAGTCACCGTAACGGCCGTCGGGCATTCGTCGTTCAGTGCCGGCCTGATCGGTCGCCGCCTGCGTCTGCGGGACGGTGATGAAATTGTGCGAATTGAGCTGACGGGCTTCACGTCGTCCACTGTGATGACGGCCAAGCTGCTCGAGATATGCCCAGAGTCGCTGCGAGACGTGGCGGTGAGCGATTGGGCGCTGATGGCCACAACCGTGTCTGGCCTGTCCCACCTCGAGGGCAAGACCGTTTCCGTGCTGGTAGACGGCGACGTGCACCCGCAGCGCGTTGTGACTGGCGGGTCGATTACCCTGCAGTCGTCCGCCGCAGTGGTGCATGTTGGCCTGCCGTATGTGGCGGAGATCGAGACGCTCGAGATCGACGTGCCAGGCAACGAGACATTGCTCGACAAGCGCAAGATCATCCCCAGCGTCACGGTGTACGTCGAGGAGTCACGCGGTTTCATGGCCGGGCGCAAGAAGGGCGACAAGCTCTACGAGCAGAAGCCCGAATATCGCCAGCGCTACAACGCACCGATTCCGCTGCTGACAGGCCCGAGCGAACTCAAGATCAGCTCCGTGTGGGACGAGTCTGGTCGCGTCTACATCCAGCAGGCAGATCCGCTCCCGCTCACCGTCCTTGCTGTGATTCCCGAGGTGACTGTCAGTGGTAAAAGCTGAAGTTTTGCCGCTGTGCGAGGCGGATATCGACGCGATCCTGCCGGACATCCGCCAGGCCGACCGCGACGAGATAGAGGAAGCCCTGCAAACGCCCATGCGCAAAGCTCTTGCCGATGCGCTGGCCAACCATTGCAAGGCGTCAAAAATCGTCGTGAGCGGCCTCGTGGTGGCTGTATTCGGTGATTCTCGGCATTCGGCAGAGGCCGGGGTTCCTTGGCTGATCAGCACGCGCCATGTCGAGCGTTTTCCGAAGGCGTTCCTGCAGGTCTGCAAGCCGGAGGTAGCAGAAATGCTCACGCGCCATGAGGTGCTGGTCAACTACGTCGATGTCCGCAACGCGGCGGCCATTCGCTGGCTGCGCTGGCTCGGCTTCACCTTCGGCGATCCTGAGCCATACGGGCCGCTTGGCCTCCCGTTTCACTGTTTTTGGATGAGGCGCCAATCATGTGCGTGAGTAACCTGTTCAACGCTTACGCGAGCTATGAGCAAGGCAAGTACCTAGACGAAGTGGCCAAGGTAAATGCCGGAATCTCGAACCAGGCCGCGAGGGATGCCATCAAGCGCGGCAGCATTGAAGCAGACGAGCAGCGCAAAACCACGCAGCAGGTCATCGGTGCACAGCGCACAGGTTTCGCGGCAGGCAACATCGACGTGAACACTGGCTCGGCCGGACAGGTGCAGAACGACGCCGCAGCGCTGGGCGAGCTTGACGCGCTTACGATCATCAACAACGCCGCGCGCGAGGCCTACGGCTACCGGGTGCAGGCGATGGATCAGCGGCAGCAAGGCAAGCTGGCGAAGTGGCAAGGCAAGATGGAAGCGTTTGGTTCTATCCTGGGCGGCGCCGAGAAGGGCGCCATGTTTGCAGCTGGAGGCGCCTGATGGCACGAGTCCCCGATTACTCGCAGCGCCAAGTCAGCGTGCGTCCGGTGAGCTCCAACGGGTTCAGCATGCGGGCTCCGGACGCTTCAGGCTTCACCCGCGGCCTTGAGCAGGCAGAGAATGCCATGCTGCGCCAGGTCGAAAAAGAGCGCGAGAACGCTAATCGAGCAGCCCTGCTCGAGGCCGACAAGCAGCTGACCGACTGGCAGCACAACACGCTGTTCAACCCGGAAAGCGGCGTGTACACCCGCAAGGGCAAGAACGCGCTCGACGTGACCAACAACACGCTTGCTCAGTTCGAGGAGGCGCAGGCGAAGATCGCTGACGGTCTCAAATCAGAAGAGCAGCGTGCCCTGTTCACCCAGGTTGCTGCGCAGCGCCGTGAGTCCATCTCGCGCGAGCTGAACCGCTACGAATACGGCGAGCGCCAGCGCTACTACGACGACGTCGACCGCGGTCAGCTCGAGACGGCCATGCAGGGCGCCGCGCTGAACTACAACAACCCGGAGAAGATTGCCTACTACCAGCGCTCGGCCAATGAGGTATTGAAGGCGCAGGCTGAGCGCAAAGGCCTCCCGGAGGAGATGCTGCAGGCCAACCTGCTCCAGGCCAACAGCGGCATGGCGACGGCCGTTATCTCGCGCATGGTCAACGAGGATCCGGGGCGCGCTAAGCAGTATTTTGAGACTGCGCAAGGGCAGATGACTGCCGACGACCAGGTGCGTGTATCGAATCTGATCGACCGCGAGATCAAGCGCCGCGAAATCGAGGCCAGGCAGATTCAGGCGATCGCCCGGGCGGAACTGTCGAGTCGCGTGTCTGATGCGCAGTCGGCCTACCTGTCCGGCTACGAGTTCGACAACCCGCCGAGCAAGTCTGACTTCATCGCGTCGTATGGTGCACAAGAAGGTGCAGACCGCTACGCGCAGTTCGAGAAGACTCAGCAGATCGGAAGTGCTATTCGCCAGGTGGCAATGGCCTCTCCCGAAGAGCGCGTCAAGCTGATCGAACAGTTCCAGCCGGCCCGCGATGGCGTCGCCAAGGAAGGGTTTGCGGTCGACTCCAAGCTGTTCGGCCAGTTGGTCAACACGGCGTCACGCCTTGGCGAAGAGCTGCAGCGCGATCCTGCGACCTATGTTGCCAGTCGCAGCCCCCTGCTACGCAAGGCGGCCGAGGACGCAGCAGCAGGCGATCCCGCGGCCGTCGAGGCTTACGCAACGGCCATGCTTGCCGAGCAGCAACGCCTTGGCGCGTCTCAACCCAAGCTGTTGAGCGAGAAACAGGCCGCCGGCATTGCCGCCGCTTTCGAAAGTACCGAAGACGGCGGGAGCAACGCGGCAAAGCTCGTTGAGCAGCTGCAGCAGCAGTGGGGCAAACACTGGCCCACGGTCTATAAGCAACTGCAAGACAAGCTGCCAGGGGCCGCGCTGGTGATTGGCTCCGGCGTCGATCCGCAAACCAGTGCCACGCTGGCCCGGATTGCTTCGTTGAAGACTGAAGAACTTAAGAAAGGTCTCGACAGTACAGAGACGCGCGACGCCAAGCTTGCGCTGAACGAAGGCATGGCTGAGTTCCGCAACACCCTTGCCGGTCAAGTTGGCGGCGAGCGCACGTTCTCTACGCTCTACAACGAAGCCGAACGCCTGGCCTATGCCTACATGGGGCAGGGCAAGGGCGCGCGGGACGCGGTCGAACTGGCGAAGAAAGCGCTCATCGATGACAAGTACACGCTGCTTGGCACGTACCGCGTGCCGAAGTCCTTTAATGCCGATATCGTCGAAACTGGTGCAGAACGAGCTATTGAGGGGCTAGACCCTGAGTCGCTTCAGTTTTCAGTTCCTTCTGGTATCGACGAGAAGTTCGCTAAAGAGCGCGTAAAAGCAGCCATCAGCAAAGACGGGTATTGGGTCACACTCCCCGACGAAAGTGGCGTGGCGCTCTACTACGGCGGCGAAGCAGTGCTTGACAAGCAAGGCCAGCCGGTCACGCGCAGCTTTGACGAGCTTACTTCGAAAGCGGCCGAGGATCCTAGTGCGTGGCAGCGATTCAACGAAGGCCGCAAGCAGATGAACAATGCCAACGCGCCGTCTGGGACATGGGGTAGATAATGACGCTATTCACCGATGGGCTGATCATCCGCCGCGACCGAAACCTGCTCGATGACGTTGTCACTGGGCAGTTCGACGCGGCAGAAGCGTCGTTCGACCAGGCGATGTTCGAGAACCCGACCAGCGCCGCGCGCCGCATCGGTGAGCTGAATCGTGCAGAGCAGGGCAGGGTAGAGATGCAGGCCTATCCGGCCTATGGCATCCCTGAGCGCCGCGCGGAGCCGGAAACCCCGCTGCTGACCGCTGAGCAGGCCCGCGCTCGCATCAAGGAGGAAGGCCTTGATCTGACTGTCGAGGACTCAGGCATCAGAGCCGGTGCGCTGGACATCCTGATCGAGCGAAAGCGGGAGGAGGTCAAGCGGAAATTCATTCTTGATAACGCTCCCGCGTCCACTGTGCCGGTTCAGCTGCTTGCCGGTTTCGCGGCGTCTGCGCTGGATCCGATCAACGTGGCGTCCGCGTTTGTGCCGGTTGTAGGTGAGGCGCGCTATGCCTCTCTGCTTGCCCGGGCCGGGCAGTCTGCCATGGCAAGGGCTGCCGTGCGCGCCCAGGTTGGCGCAGTTGAAGGTGCGGTTGGTGCTGCGCTGGTGGAGCCGCTTGTGCTCTATGCATCAGCCCGCGATCAGGCCGATTACGACCTGACCAATAGCCTGCTCAACGTGGCATTTGGCTCGGTTATGGGTGGAGGCCTGCATGCGGCCGGCGGCCTGGTCAGCGATCTTCGGCGTGGCAACCTGCTCGAGCAAGTCAGGGTCGAGTCACTGGCAAAAGCTCCGCAAGGCGCTGAGGTCAGGGCGACGACGCCAGAGATCGCACTACGGCGCGGCGACGATGATCCCATGCTTCGCCTGAGTGACTCGCTGGCCAGGGGCATCGAGGCTGACCGTGTGCGGATTGCCGAAGCCTCCGCTATTCAAGCGCGTGACGATCTGGTCCCGCATATTCGTGCAGAGCTTGAAGTAGTAGCTGCCGGCCGCCTGCCTAACGTAGGAGATCTCAAAACCGAGCGCAGTGCCATTGAGAAAAGCCTGGCGTCGCTGGATGAGTCTTACAGCGTGCGGGCCAAGGATTTCCAGCGGCAGGGCCTTACGCGCAAACAGGCAGAGCGTGCGGCGCGTGACGCAATCACCGAGGAGCGACAGCGCCTCACTGAGCGTCAGCAAGAGGTCGAAACAGCTCTTTCTGGAAACGCTCGAGCAGAGCAGGCCCGCGCCGAGCTATCACGCCTGCGTCGTGGAGAGATCCCCGAGCGCTACCAGGCCAAGATAGCAGAACGTGCAGGTCAGATTGCTGGGGGCTTTGACTTGCGCCAGACGGCCAGGGCGATGGCTGAGGCGGCTCCATGGCAGGTGCGTGAGAGCGCACTGCGCACTGCAGTGGCACAGGCCGTTACGGGGCGCCCGATCGACGTTGAGCTGCTCTTCCACCTTGCCGACCCTGCGAAGCGCAAAGCAGCTCTTGAACGTATCAAGGAGCCAGTCAAAACGGTTTCTGACCCTGAAGGCGAAGCTGCTGCCTACATGGCCGACGAAACGGCCGACGCGCTGGACGGTACCGATCTTGAAGGCGCCGAGCGAATGCTTGCCGATGAGCTTGCCTTGACGCAGGAAATGGCCTCACAGGCCGGCGTCGACGTGGCTCCTTTCGTTCGTGAGGCTGACGCTCTGGTCGCAGATGCCGAAACCTTTGCCGCCGCTTATCGCGCCGCGGCGCTTTGTCAGTTGAGGACGTAATGGCTGCTCAAGACTGCATCGACACTATCCAGGCCGCCGCCAAATCGGCTGGCCGAGAGCTGAGTCTGGAGGAACTGACCGAGCTGGTTGGCGATCTTCAGACGCGCATCAAGCAGCTGCAGGCCACCGATGGCATGCTAGGCCTTGAAGAAGCCGCCATGAAGGCCGCCGATGAGATGGGCAACCAGGTCAAACTGGCTGCCGTTATCGAGAAGCGCAACGCGCTGCTCAACGCTCGCCGCCGCGCCGAGCTGGTCGGCTACATCCGCAGCACCTGGTCGGATCGTCCAGACCTCGGCCTCGAGTCGTTCCTTGTCGGCACCAACGTTGCACGCCCCGGTGCGCGTCGGTCGGTCGCCGCTGAGCAGAAACAGCTCAGCCAGGCCTATATCGCCGGCTTCCTCAATGACATCGACAAAGAGGGCCTGCTGTCGTTCCTGACCCGCGGCGATCTCGACCAGGATATCGCCGACGCGCTCTGGCGTATCGGCATGGATCGTCCGCTGGACGGCCTGAGCAAGGAGGCCGTGTCGATCGCCAAGATTATGCAGAAATACCAGGAGACGGCCAGGATCGACGCGAACCGCGCGGGCGCTTTCATCCGCAAGTTGCCTGGCTACGTGGTGCGCCAGTCCCACGACCCGTACAAGATTCAGCGCGCCGGTTTCCAGCAATGGCGCGACGAGATCCTGCCGCTGTTGGACGAACGCACCTTCGAGGCTGGCTCGGACGTAGATGGCTTCCTGCTGGCCACCTACAACAATCTGGTATCTGGTGTGCACCTGAAAGCTACCACGCCAGAACCGACAGGCTTTAAAGGTCCGCGCAACCTGGCCAAGAAGGTCAGCGCCGAGCGCGTGCTGCACTTCAAGGACGGCGTTGCGTGGAACCAGTACAACAAGGTCTACGGCACCGGCTCGCTGCGCGAAGCATTCCTCGGCGGCCTTGATCGCTCGGGTGACAGCACCGGCCTGATGCGTCGCATGGGCACCAACCCTGAAAGCAACTGGAGCGCCGCGCTCGACGAGCTTCAGCTTGATCTGAAGAATGACCCGGAAGGCCTGCGCAAATTCCAGCAGGATCGCAACGGGATGCTTAAGACTCGCTTCGCCGAGATCGACGGTACTTCGCGGATGGCAGTCAACCATGTAGGTGCCCGCGTGGCATCCAACCTGCGCGCCTGGCAGTCCATGGCCAAGCTGGGCGGCGCTGTGGTTTCTGCCGTCACCGACCTTCCGGTAGCCGCCAGTGAAATGCGCTATCAGGGAAAGGGCATGCTGTCCTCGATGGGCTCGTTGATCGGCGGGCTTGTGAGCGGCAAAAAACCTGCCGAGCAGCGTGAAATCTTATCGACGCTCGGCGTGTTCTTCGACAGCGTGCGCGGGGAAGTGGTCAGCAAGTTCAGCGCCGACGATTCGCTTGGCGGAAAGATGAGCCGAGCACAGCAGCTGTTCTTCAAGCTTAACGGCCTGACGTGGTGGACCGACACCATGCGCAGCACCGCGGCGCTCATGATGAGTCATCACCTGGCCTACAACCGTTCACTGAACTGGGACCAGATGAACCCTGATCTGCGTCGCACGCTTGAGCTGTTCGACTTCGATGCTGGCAAGTGGGATCTGGTAAGGAGGACGGGAGCCAAGAAGGCCGACGGCCGCGAGTACATGACAGCCCAGGGCATCGACGATATCGCTGACGCGGACCTCGCCGGATACCTCACCAGCAAGGGTCGCACAGTCAACGACGCGGCTGTTGCTGAGCTGCGCGAGGAGCTGCGCGGCAGCCTGCGCAGCTACATCACTGACCGGGCCAGCTATGCGGTTATCGAACCGGATGCCAGGACGCGAGCCATGATGCGCCGCGGTACTCAACCCGGAACCGTAGCCGGCGAGCTGCTGCGGTTCGTGGGTCAGTTCAAGGCCTTTCCGGTGGCCATCCTGCAGAAGTCGTTCGGTCGTGAACTCTACGGCCGCGGCTACCAGCCTGGCGCTTACGGCGCAAACCCTGGCCGCGAGCTGATCCAGGCTATGCGTAGTGGCAACGGCGAAAAGCTCGGCATCGCTCAGCTGATGCTGTGGACCACGCTGTTCGGCTATGGCGCGATGGCGGCGAAGGATCTGCTGAAAGGGCGCGAGCCCCGCCCGGCAGATGATCCGAAGACATGGGTGGCTGCAATGCTACAGGGCGGCGCGCTCGGGTTGTACGGCGACTTCCTGTTCGGTGAAGCCAACCGCTTCGGCGGCGGGCTCACTCAGTCGCTGTCCGGCCCGACGCTGGGTCTGATCGACGGCGGGTACGACTTGTTCACGAGGATGCGTGACGGCGACGACGCAGCAGCGGCCAGCTTCCGCTTCGCTATCCAGAACACGCCCTTCGCAAATTTGTTTTACACTCGCACAGCCATGGACTATCTGTTCCTGCACAGCGTGCAAGAGGCCCTTAACCCTGGGGCGCTGCGCCGCATGGAGCGCCGGATAGAAAAGGAGAACGCCCAGCAGTTCCTGCTGCGGCCATCACAGACCTACCTGGACCCGCTAGGGATTGCGAGGTAATTCAATGCTCACGTTTTTAGCCATCACACTGGCGCGCTTGCTGGACCCTTTGAGCATTGGGCTTTGTATGTTGGTTGCCTGGTGGATGCCTCGCCTCTGGCAGGCTATGGCTGCCAGCGCCGCAGCTTACATCGCACTAATGTTGGCGATGGGAAACCCGACAACGCCAGTAGTGTTCGCTGCCACTGCGGCGGCGGGTGCGCTCATAGGGCTGGCGGCTAATCGTCTGCGCGTTTGGCTATCGGCTCGTAAGGCCGCCAAGGCATGAGCCTTTTGATTGCTGGCTTGATCGTCTTCGTCGCGCCGCTGCTGGTAGCAGTGGCCGTCGGCCTCGTGCTGCCAGATCATGCTCGGCTGTACGGAATAATCGTTGCGTACTTGTTCGCATCGGTGGTAGCCGTGTCTGTCGCCGCTGAGCGGTATCACGGCCGTATTCGGTCAGCTGGCGACTTGCTTGTCTCTGCGCGTGACGGAGCAAAGGCTGCCGGATGGATTGGCCTGGCTGTCGGAGGCGTTATCGCTGCGGCATGGCTCGCCGCGCAAATGACGTAGCGCCAACGAAACACACAAGACCCGCTTCGGCGGGTTTTTTATTTCCCAAATTTCAGGCCTCGCCAATGAGCGGGGCTTTTTTATGCCCACACGAAAGGATCGGCCATGACCGTTCAAACTAGCACCAACGTTGCAGCCTTCGTCGGAAACGGTGTTACCACTAGTTTTCCGATCGGGTTCAAGTTCAATTCGTCAGCCGATTTGATCGTAGAAGCGACCAACACAGTAACGGGTGTCACTACGCCCCTTTCGCTGAACTCGGATTACACCGTCACCGGTGCGGGCGATGAGAACGGAGGCACCATTACCTTCACGGCAGCTCCGCTTTCCGTTGAGAAAGTAAAGGTCACCCGTCACGTCGATTTGCTGCAATTGACCGACTTGCGCAACCAGGGCAAGTTTTATGCAGAGGTACACGAGGACGTGTTTGACAAGCTGGTCATGATCGATCAGCAGCAGCAGACCGAGATCAATACCGCAAACGACAAATCCGACGAAGCATTAGAAGTCGCTAATGCTGCAAACGGAAAGTCTGATCAGGCCGTCGCAAAAGCCGACCAGAACCTCGTTGATATGCAAGCGCAGTACGATGCTTTCGAGCAAGGCGCCTCGCTCGTGGTCATTGGCGATTATGCCGCCGGCCTTGTCGTTGATGGCTACAACAAGGTTTTTCGCAAAGACGGCGAGTTCTACCGGGCAAAGGCTGAACTGACCCTGCCGTATCCGCTGAATGGTGATTGGGCAGTAGATGCGCCGAAATTCGTGTCGGTTGGCGATGCAGTGCTGCGGCAGGAGCTGGCTGGCGCAGACGGGGTTTATATGGTTGGCGGCGCTCGGCGTACAGTTGCAAGCCTGGCGGCACTTTCCTCAATCAATGTCCGGCAGTCTGGCGATGTTGTCTGTGTCGAGCACCGCACTCAACCACTATGGGCCGAGGCCGCTCCGCTAGTTGGTGGCGGCGGCGATTTCGTGTGGGTGGGCGGCGATCAGAGCGCTCAGGTTGCGGCTGACCCTGGGCAGGGCGTATGGCTTGCACCTGATGCGGATGTAACTGGTGCCTCGGGGGCGTGGCGCCGCCTTTATGACGGCCCGCTGCGCGCTGAGTGGTGGGGTGTTGCGGATACCGGCGCCGATATCACTTCGCAAGCTCAGGCGTTCGTCACCTACTGCAACGCAAAGAAACTGTCCGGCGCGTTCCCGGCTGGCACGCTGCGCATATCCGGTTCGCTTGAATTCCCAAATGAAATCGAATTGTACGGTCAGGGGCAGGCCACGGTGTTTAGTGCATCGCTGCCGGCGGGCGCGTACTTGTTTGACCAGCCTACAACCTATTGTCGGTCCTACGCGCTTGGCCGGTTCCGCGTAAATAATGCAGTATCAGCAGTCCGGCGCGACTTTGGCGTTATTCGGCTATGGGGCACTCTGCGCAAGGGGCTGGTTGAGGATATCGTCTCTTATGATTTAGTTGCCCCATACTTTTTCGATACAAACCAGTGGGGTCAAGTGAGCCTGAAGCGCCTTTGTGCGTACAATTTCAATGGCTCAAACGTCGTACTCGGCTCCAACGCGCTTGAGTTCAAGGGCAATACGATGTTTGCCGAAGACATCGAAATTCTCGGCACATTTGATCGCGGGCTGGTATTTAGCGGTCGAGTGTTCAAGTTGCATGGTTTCAATATCGGCGGATCTGAAAACGACTATATGCGCATCGGGGTCCGCATCAATGGTGGCGGCGATGGGTGCATCTCGTCGGGCTGGATCGAGCAACTTGATCCCGTTTACTGGGGCAACGGCGCAGGATTGGCGATTGACGTGGACGGCGCCAAGAATGTCGAGGTTCGAGGTGTAGACGTTGCGGCGGGGTCGGTCTTTTACAAAAACGGAGCAACAGGCAGCGTATCGTCTGTGACCTATGGCCAAGCTAACGGAGGCTTGCGAGTAGAGTCCGGGAGCGTTGTTGCTGTATCGTCGAGCGCGCTCAAATACCAGGCCATGACCGACAGCCCGGCGTTTCCGCGATTGCTGGACGGCAACCACACCGGCGCAGGTCTGAACGCTACGCCTACGTTTGTCGGTGCAGACCCGATGACGAATACGAACAACACTTACGTTACAGTTGCCGACAATACAACTGACTTTCTCACAGGCACTCGCTCCAGACTTGTGACAACCACAGAAACATTTCAAGGCCGGCGATTCACTGCGACGATACCAAAGGCGGAAGAAACCTACACCGTGGTTGCTCGCGTTCGGCGCTTAACCAGCGGCAGGCTTAGCATGACGCCGGAGGCTACGACAGTAATTGATGCGTCTGGCTTCACGATCTATAGGACGAGCGGAACCGACTGGGAGCTTCTTATTATGACTGTGAGGAGCAGCACCACATCCCTACAGGTTCGAATCATCGCGGAGACGGCGGGGACATTCCTGATTGACAGTTTCAACGTCCTTCGCGGGTTGAGCACTTTCGATCCGAAGAACTACGCATAATTCCTAACAGCCCCGCCAGTCGGGGCATTTTCTGCCTGGAGTTTCCCATGACCCTCTCTGAAATACGGGAGCGAGCCATAGCGCCCGCTCTCGCGCTGCTGCCTGCGCGGATGTCGAGCCGAGAGGCTGAGATCATGCTGCTGGCTATCGGGCTGCAGGAAAGTCGCTTTGTCCACCGTCGCCAGATGGGCAACGGCCCGGCCCGGTCGTTCTGGCAGGGTGAGCTCGGCGGCGGGATGGTGGCCGGAGTTCGCACCCATGAGACGACCGAGGCCCATGCCGCCGCTCTGTACCGAGCTCGAGGCGTTGCGCCTGACAACCGATCGATCTGGAATGCCATTGAGCATGACGACGTGCTGGCCGCTGGGCTGGCTCGCCTTCTGCTCTGGAGCGATCCGGGCCGGCTGCCGGGCGAGGATGACGTCGAAGGCGCCTG